GGACAACCAATCAATGGTACTGCTTCTAATTTAGTAATTTCAACAAATGCTGCAGCTTTTACATTGGTGTATGCTAATGCATCTAGAGGCTGGGTATTCAAAGATAAGATATAGGAGCTAACACGTGGCTCTACTTGACTTTCAATTTTTACCTGGAATTGATAAACAAAATACATCCGTCGGTGCTGAAAGCCGTTGGGTTGATTGTGATAATGTAAGATTTAGATATAATCTTCCAGAAAAAGTTGGTGGTTGGTCATCACTTGTTACAGATACAATAGTTGGTGTTGCTAGACGCGAATTCGCATTTGTGGATATAGCCGGTAATAGATACGTAGCGATTGGCACAGATAAATTTTTACTTTTATATTTTGAAGGACAGTTATATGACATTACACCAGTTAAAGCTGCTTTAAGTAGTGCAACAATTGCAACCACATCAGGTTCTGCAATATGTTCTATAACTAAATCTGCACATGGATTAGTAGCGGGAGATATTGTACAATTTAATAGCGTGACTTTACCAAGTGGCACAGGTTACTCTGCATCTGATTTTGAAGATAAAAACTTTCAAGTAACATCTGTTACGTCTAGTTCCGTATTTACAATTACACAAAGTTCTAACGCATCAGCTACCGTATCAACAGGAGGCAGCATAGAATTAATTCCATACGAACCGGTAGGTCCTGCTGCACAATCATATGGTTATGGTTGGGGCACAGATACTTATGGAGCAGGTAAATGGGGTGAGGCATCATCCGCAGATGAGATAACTCTTGAACCTGGTCTCTGGTCTTTAAGTAATTTTGGTGAGGTATTGGTTGCAACAGTTGCAAATGGTAAAACCTTTACATGGAATGCAGGAGCCACAGATCCACTGACCGTGAGAGCTTCCACGTCTACATCTGGATTTGCAACCACAAACAATCCAACTGCAACAAGGGTAACACTTGTGTCACCAACAACACGTCACTTAATACACCTTGGTACAGAAACAACTATTGGTACACCAGCAACACAAGATGATATGTTTATTAGATTCTCAGAACAAGAGGATATAAATGATTATACAGTTACTGCCATTAACACAGCAGGTACACAAAGATTACAAGATGGCACAAAAATTATTGGTGCATTAAAAGCAAAAGAATCTATTCTAGTTTGGACAGACAATGCACTATACACTATGAAATTTGTAGGTGCTCCATTTACATTTGGTTTTGAACAGGTGGGCACAAACTGTGGATTGATTGGTAAAAATGCTGCCGTTGAAATAGATGGTGTTGCGTTTTGGATGTCTCCAAACGGTTTCTTTGCATTTGATGGTACAGTTAAATCTTTAAAGTGTGCTGTTCAAGATTATATTTATGATCAAGCTGATACTACAAAAGGACAACAAGTATATGCAGGATTAAATAATCAGTTTACAGAAGTGATATGGTATTATCCCTCGTCTAATTCAGAATACAATGATCAATATGTTGTATATAACTATGGAGAAAGTAACCCTAGAATACCAGGAGGTGTTTGGTATATAGGAACAGAGTCTAGAACCACATGGATTGATGCAACGGTATACCCTAAACCATTTGCAACTAAGTTTGATGATAGTGCAACAGGCACTTTTCCGGTCATTGTTGGTGAATCAGGGCTCGGGCAAACCACATTATTTGAACATGAAGTTGGCACAGATCAGGTAAATCCTGATGGATCCACAACAACGGTTACATCTTTCATACAATCTTTTGACTTTGATATACAACAAAGAATGAGAGGTCAGGCATATCAGGTAGCTGGGGACGTATTTTTAGCCGTTAGAAGATTTTTACCTGATTTTAAAGACTTAGCGGGAAATGCTAAAATAACATTAGCTGTTAAAAGATACCCTTCAGATTCACAAACAACAACATCTTTAAGTCCATTTACAATCACTGCAAGCACTGATAAAAAGGATACAAGAGCACGTGGAAGATTTGTAAATATAAAAATAGAAAATGATGCTGCATCTGAGTCATGGAGATTTGGCACATTTAGGTTAGATGTACAAGCGGATGGTAGAAGATAATGGCTAAAATAGTAGTTAGGTTACCAGAACCAAAAGAAGAATATGATATATCTAACCAAAAACAAATTAATAGAGCTGTTGCATTAATTGTAGAACAATTAAATTCAACATTTCTAGATGAACAAAAACAGGAGCAAGAGAGATTCTCTTGGTTTATAGGTGGCTAACGTATATAAAAACGCAAA